GAACGTGAAGTGGTCCTGCCGCATGAACCGGGCCGTCAACGTGTCGCCGCCGGTGAGCTGCTTGACCTTCGCTTCGTCGAAGCGGTCGCGTTCGTTGACCTCGGAGGCGACGACGAAGCGGAGGCCGGAGAGGCGGGCGATCTCGGTCTCGTGCTGCTGCATGCCCTGCATGAGGAATCCGGCGGGCGTGCTGCCGGCGTAGCCGCCGAGGAGGTGCATGACGACGTCGAGCATTGTGGACTTGCCGTTCGCGCCGGCGCCGTGGAGGAAGGGGAGGACGTGGTGTGTGACGGCGCCGGTGATGGAGTAGCCGAGGAGGCGTTGCACGTAGCCGATGAGGTGTTCGTCTTGGCCTTCGAAGGTGGTCTCGAGGAAGTGGGTCCAGAGGCCGGGGTGGGTGTCCCATTCGGGGGTGATGGTGGTGGTGCGGGTGTGGAGCCGGGCCGGGTCGGAGGGTCCGAGCTGGGCGGTGCGGAGGTTGACGATGCCGCCGGGGGTGTTGAGCTCGTAGGGGTGGGCGTCGAGGTCGTCCCAGTTCACGGTGATGCGGGGGTCGGTCTGCGCTTGGGTGAGGGCGTTGCTGGTGCCGGTGGCGGAGACGAACCGCTTCTTGAACGCGGTCTCGTCCCGGCTGTCCTCGGGGAGGGTGCGGGCGACGTGCTTGGTGAGTTCGCGGATCTGTCCGCCGGTGCCGGGTTGGAGCTGCCAGGTGTGGCCGGTCCAGTGGAGCCAGCGGCCGCGGTCGGGGACGTAGCGGCTGGCGTGGCCGTGTTCGGCGACGAGGGCGAGTGCGGCCCAGTCGTCGGTGTGGTCGAGGGTGCGGGTCTCGAAGATGTCGATCTCGTCGGCCGGCTGCTCGGCGACGTCGGTCGCAGAGTGGAGGGCGAGGTTGCCGTACGCGGTCGGTGCCGCCGGCGCGGCCGGGGCCGGGGTGATGTCGAAGACGGTGGCCTTGGGTGGCAGGGGGTCGCCGTAGCCCTTGCGGGCGAGTTCGCGGACGGCGGCGGAGTGGTCGCCGCCGTGCTCGAGGAGGGCGTAGGCGCCGAGCTTCGTGTAGGGGGTCTCGGGCTCGAACTCGGTGGAGCTGGTGAAGACGTAGAGGCGGTCGCGGTCGTCGGCGTGGCCGGTGGTGGCGGAGACGCCCTCCGAGCGCTGCTTCCCGGGGCGGGTCCAGTGGGTGGTGGTGCCGTCCTGATGGTGGATCTGCCAGCCGTGCGGCTGCAGGATCTCCGTCCAC